TTGCAAGAACCTTCTAAGGGGTACAATGATGAACACAAAAGAAAACTTAGCACTGTCTGGCAAACTAAAACTGGTTTTAACAGATAGCAAAGGAAACATTAAAGAAGAACGCAATATAAAAAACCTTATTGTGAACACAGGCATTGGTCACATAACTAGCCGCATGACGGCTGCATCGGCTGGGGTTATGAGTCATATGGCGCTAGGTAGCGGATCGTCAGCTGCAGCAGCGGGTGATACTGCTTTAGGGGGCCAACTAGGTAGCCGCGTTGCTTTTACTAGTGCGACTCGTAGCGGTTCTAATGACGAAAGCATAATATATATAGCACAGTTTGGCGCTGGTGCAGGCACTGGGGCGGTTACTGAAGCGGGTATATTTAATGCTTCATCGTCTGGCACTATGTTGTGCCGCACAGTATTTTCAGTAGTAAACAAAGGTTCTGGTGATACTCTTCAAGTCACTTGGACAGTTACGTTAGCAGCTTCGTGAGGTAATTAATGGCAACCATTGTAACCCGATCCGGTAAAGGATCACCGCTAACAAACGCAGAAGTAGATGCTAACTTTATTAATCTTAATGATGATAAGGTTGAAACATCTGCTATCTCTAGTTTTGGCGGCACATTAGTTGATGACGCAAATGCAGCAGCAGCTAGAACCACACTTGGATTAAGTACAATGGCCTTACAAGCTGCTACCGGTGTAGACATAGATGGCGGGTCTATAACAGGTATAACAGACTTAGCCATAGCTGACGGCGGCACTGGGGCGTCAACTGTTGGTGCTGCACAAACAAACCTACAAGTAGACCCCGCTGGCACTGCAGCTGCTTTAGCAATAGCATTAGGATAACATAGCATGGCTAATATATTTAAAAGCTACATGGCTAGACAAGCCGGAACATCTGAAGTTCTTCTTGTAACGGTAGCAGGTAGCACACAAACGGTTGCAGTAGGGATAAATCTTTCTAACTTACTGGGAACTCAAATTACTGCTAGCGTGTATATAGAACGGGGCGGATCAAATGTTGACTACCACATTGTAAAAGATGTTCCGATACCTGCAGCAAGTTCTTTATCTGTGCTAGACGGCAAAATTATCTTAGAAGCATCAGATAAACTATACGTCAAGTCTAGCGCATCTACTAGCTTAGACGCTATATTGTCTGTGCTTGAAATTACTTAAACCGGAGAAACTTAATGGCTGGATACATTGGTTCTAAATCTGCAGGGTTAATATCAGGTATTGATGCGTCTGTTGCTGAGTTAAATCTTAACGACAAAAGTTCGGCTAACGGTACAACTGAGGCTAATAAAGTCCTTACAGCAGATGCCAACAAAGATGTTACAGCTATTCGCAATTTGACTGCTACAGGCACTGTTACACGCGCTCTGACACGCGGCTCTATAGATGTTGGTAATAGTTCTGGCGTGTCATCTGCTTTAGCAAAAGGCGCTGCAGGAACAGTCCTAACATCTGATGGTACTGATTTATCATTTGTGGCGGCTAGTGGCGGCGGCGAACAGACATTTACAGCTAGTGGCAGCATAAGCGCAGGAAACATTGTAGGCATTAAGCCTGACGGTACGGTTGCCGTATGCGAACAAGAAAGCAGCGGTGTAGTGGATGTTTCTACTGCTAATCCGTATTATGCTGGTGACCAGCCTCTAAACGGCGCTTTTGATGGCACTTCCAAGATTGTCGTTACATATAGAGAGCAAGCAGATAGTGATAAAATAAAAGCAGTAGTCGGTACTGTAAATGGCACTGCAATAACCTTTGGCTCAGTTGTAACTGTAGATTCAACTACCGATCAGAATTTCCCCACCATTGTATACGATTCAAATGCTGGAAAATTTTTGCTTGTCTGGATTCACACGCCGGGAACTCCTGACACTATGAGGGCAGCAGTAGGCACTGTAAGCGGTACATCTATTAGCTTTGGCACAAGAATTGATGTTTCAACAAATGTCAAAGGAGACGTAATTCAAAAGCTAGTTTACGATGACTACGCCCAAAAGAGTGTTGTAGTGTATAAGGAAAATACCAACGATCCTAGCGCAAGGGTTCTGACAATCAGCGGGACAAGCGTGTCGGCAGGTGCATTGTTTGATTTAAAAAACACAAGTAACTGCTATTACATGACAGCAGCCTATGACAGCACGGCAAATAGGACCGTTGCAGTATACGATAACGGCGTAAATATGTTCTGCCGCACTTTAGAGGTCAGTGGTACTTCTTTGGTTGGCGGCACAGAGGTTCAGTTTAATAATCAGTTTGGTTACTATTTAAATGCTTCTTACAACCCTACAGTTAATAAATTTATTATTGCATATTATAACGACACCGCAACCGGCGGGGTTTTAACTGGTTATCATTTAATCGCCGGCTCTGTAAGCGGATCAACAATTACTTTAGGTACGGCTGTCAAACAGGGTGTAAACATAAGTTCTAATACAGTATACGACCCGACCTCTGGACAAAGTTATTTGCAGGGAGCAAACCGTAATTATTATTGGTTACTTTCGTTTAGCGGAAATAATGTAAGTATCATAACTTCAAATATTGTTATAGATACAGACCAATATCCCGGTAATGTTGGAGGTAATTTATTTGGCAACAGTACGCTTAGAATTTGGTTGTACCGATCTTCATCAACTACTCGTCCTGTTGTCTTAGGGCAAAAACCTGCCGCTCCTTCGTTTGTTGGCATAGCCAAAGAAAACATAAGTAATGGTGCGACGGGAAAAGTTACGGTAGCTGGTGGCATAAATACTAGCGTGAGTGGTTTGACCACAGGGAAGCAATTTGGATTACCAACAACGGCTATTGTTATTACCGAAATCTCATTATCAGACACTCAAGCCAACAGAATATTTGGCACGGCATTGAGTAGTACGAGCATCTATCTTGACAAAGGAAACCTGCGATGAAACCGTTTACCTTGTGGTGTGTAGATAATGGTTTAGCACCGTCCGCGTCTTCTTTTAAAAAATGGCGTAGTTTAAAATTACAAGAGTCTGATTGGATGGATTTACCTACCACTCCTGCGGCTACTACCGAATGGGCAAACTACCGTCAGTCTTTGCGTGATCTTCCAGCCAATGCTGCGTATCCACTAGGTTTAATTGATCCTAAATTTATACCGCTCGACCCTAACGGAGAATAAGACATGTCAGGATACATAGGCACACAGCCAGTACCACAGGCCACGCAAAAGCGTCAGGCTTTTACTGCTACGGCAGGGCAGACCACCTTTGCTACAAGTGGGTACAGCGTAGGTTTTGTCGATGTATATATGAACGGCGTAAAACTGGCTGCTGCCGATTACACCGCGACCAACGGCTCTGACGTTGTGTTGGCTACCGCTGCTTTGGTTAATGACATTATAGAAACTGTATCGTTTACATCCTTTGTAGCTAGTGATGGGTTAGCCGTTGCAAACAATCTGTCGGACGTAGCAAGCGCATCTACATCAAGAACAAACTTAGGTATAACTTTACCAAATCTTGGCGTGACCAGCACTGCCGCTGAATTAAACCAATTAGACGCCATTACTCGGGGAAGTATCCTGTACGGCAATGCTTCCGGCGCTACTGCAAGACTTGCCAAAGGTGCTGCTGGCACAGTTCTAACATCTGATGGCACTGATTTGTCATTTGCTGCGGTTGCAGCAGGCGCAGACGATGTAGTTTGGCCTTCTAATCTAGCTTCTCCCAACAACACATACACAGCTTCTGGCACATGGTCAAAAGGTTCACTGGATGATGATGATTACGTATGGATATATCTTGTTGGCGGCGGTCAAGGCGGGAGGAGCAGCAGTTCTTATTTGGATGGTACAGTTGGCGGTGCAGCACTGCTTATTTACGGAAAAGCTAAATTTTTTAACGGGGGTGCTTATGTTGTAGGCGCTGGGACAGCGGGTAGCTCTACTGCTAGTGACCCAGCACTGGGAGCCGCAAGCACGTTCACTACAACATCAACACATGGTTCTACAATTTTTACAACAGCCGATGCTGTGGCTGGTAGTGTTAATCAACCAAGCCCTTCCGCAACTTTGTTCAACACTTTTACAGGTGCTGGTACAAAACAACCCACGACAAATATTGTCGCCGCAGCCCCTAGAACACATGATTTTATTTTAGGTACGCCAATCACAGGTTGGGCTGGAATTACAAGCGCTACTACGCACTGGAATTTTGGTCAGGCTAGTAATGGTATTGGTCAAAATGGTATTTTTGGAGGAGGTGCTGGCGGCGCAATATACAGCGGTGGCGCAAGGGCTGGCGGCGGGTCGCTTTATGCGGGTGCTGGTGGCGCTTCGTCGGGTGATGGGGCAAATCAAAACGGCACTGCTGGCACAGTTCCCGGAGGTGCAGGTGGAGCAGGTGGGTCGGGGACAAGTGTTGGCGGAGCAGGTGCTAACGGAAATGTAAGGGTCTATCATGTCTAAAATCTGGTACAACAAACAAACAGGCGATGGCGCAATTTTTGATGATGCAGAAAACATGTCAAAGTGGCCTGACTTTCAAGAAAGTGCTGTGACTGCAACTGCGACTAAAGTTAGAGCGCAACGTGACACACTACTAGCGGCATCTGACCACATGGCATTGGCTGACCGCATTACGGACGAGTGGCGAACCTATCGTCAGGCACTGCGTGACATACCTTCTCAGTCTGGGTTTCCAACGAACGTAACATGGCCCGTTAAGCCTACTTAGGAGTAAGACATGACCAAAGCTAGAGACCTTGCAGGATTTGCGTCATCCTCTGTAACAACCACAGCCTCTGATGGCTTGGTTCTCAAGGGCGATGGTAGCACTACAGACGTTGTAATCAAGAACGGCGCTAACGCTACGGTGGCATCAGTCGCAGATGGTACAGTAAACATTGCTGCTGCGGGTTCTATAACAGCTACAGGTGCGTCTGTAGGCGCGTTGGCTAGAGGTTCTATACAAGTAGGCAACTCGTCAGGTGTGGCCGCAGCGTTGGCTAGAGGTACGTCAGGCTATGTTTTAACCGCAGGTGCTAACGATCTTAGCTGGGCAGAAGTGCCTAGTTCTGATCCTACTTTGCCATCTGTTCCGAATTGGGCTAGTCCAACTAACACATACACAGCTTCTGGCACATGGAGCAAAGGCGGTTTGGCTGACAGTGCGTTTGTATGGTTTTACCTTTTAGGCGGAGGTGGCGGCGGTAATGGTGCTAATGGTGAATTTCACAATTTTGGTGGAAGTGGAGGTGGAGCGGTTTTAATTCACGCGACAGCCGCTATTTTAAACGGAGCAGCGTATGTTATTGGTGCTGGTGCGGCAGGAACAACGGCGTCGAATGCCAGTAATCCTACAGAAACAAAACTTACGCTGTCTGATGGGCGTATTTTTAGCACTACAAATGCAAGCAATAGAAAAGCACAAACGATAGGAACAAGCGGGACAACAACAAACTTTCAACAAACTGTACCTGACCCAGTGGTAATAACAATAAAAGCGGGTGTTACTGAAGGCGGTGTTACCATGACAGATAGCACGGCTTTTTTTAGCGAAAGCCCCTCTGGTGCTACCGCAAACAGCGGACGTTTGTATTCAGTTTTTGGTGGCGGCTCAGGTAAAGGGACATCCTATCAAACAACTTCTGGTGGGACAGGGGCTACCTCTACATACGCAGGAACTGGTGGCTCAGGCCAAGCAGGGCCAAACGGCGGTAGTGGCTTTACTGCCGGTTCTTACCCGGGCGGAGGCGGCGGCAGTCGAAACGCCTATTCTTCTGGGGGAGCTTCTGTTGGTGGGGCTGGGGCTAACGGTAACGTGAGGGTCTATCATGTCTAAAATCTGGTACATCACAAATATAACTTGGCCCGTTGAGCCTAGCTAATGGCAGATATAGATGAGCGTGTTTCCGCGCTAGAAAAGGATGTTGTGGCTTTGCAAACAGAGGTAAGAATCCAATTTAAGGAAGTCTTTACTAGGATCAAGCG